TGCTCATTAGCAAACTTCCTTACTTCTTCTTTATACTTTTGCTCGTATAATGTCAACATATCGATAGGGCCTTTTAAGAACCCATAAGCCTCTGCTAAACAGCAGTATAACAAGCCATTTGGGAAGTTTACGCTAATATAGTTAGTTTGATTACTAGACTCTAAGGTAGCTGGCATCTTGTTATAATGAACTCTAAACTTATAGTTTGTGTTAGGGGTAGGAGCTAGAAAGATACGTCCTGAGGTAGTATCTGTATCTCCAGTGGCATTACCAAACATAGCATAGTATTTTGGTTTACCCTGCGCTGCGGACGTGCCTGTAATGGGTTGATACTCTTGTAGGTAAGTTACGTCTTTTTTCTCTAACCATGTATTCGATCCAGTGAGCACGGCACTTGAATCATAGACCTGTATACCTCTAATAAATAAAGCCCCTGCAGGAGCGTTAATAGTTTCTTGTCCAGGAACTAAATTACCTGATTGTTGTTTTCTATCTGCATCAATAGGAACATCTCTCATTATTCTATACTGTGCATTTAAAATAATATTTTCTAATTGATCTGCAGAAAAAACTGTAGAGTCTACTTCTGTGTAGTTTCTAATTTGTGTGACTAATCCTGAATAACTTAATCCTGCCATTATTTAGATCCTTTATGTTTTCTAAGAATTTTATCTAGCTTACGATTTACAACAGCTTTAACTTCTACTTTAGTTTTTTTACTAAATAAGTTTTTTATGCGCTTAATGAAACTGGTCCAACTGAACATCCTATGCCTCCTCCTGATACTCCACCCTTTGTAGCAGTATCTGTATCAACTGTAAAATGAAAAAAATTCGCAACAGAGTAATCAGACGTATCTCTTCCAGGGTTTCCATCACCTGTATCGCTGACATATTTTCCTGTTGTAACTGTATAACCGGCTGCTTTTGCAATATTGGCACCTGTAATACTATCAAAACTTCCTGGATTAGCGTATGCAAAAACCGCATTTGTTGGAGTGCCTGTCCCAGGTGCTGTTGTTGGCACACCTCTAAATCTATATGTTGTTCCGTTTGTAAGACCATGACCTGGTGCTGTCACGTTTATAATTCCTGAACCTGCTTGATATGTTTTAAAACCATCTTCTGGAATAGAATAAGCAACTGCCGGTGCTGTTCTAGAAGGTCTAACATTACGTATAGATATCGCATCACCATTCATTGGTTTAGGTTCTAATTGTGGTTGTTTTGGTTCAAACTCAGATACATGAACCAATGATCCATTCCATTCTCTAACCATTTCTTTGTATGGAAATTCTAAACCAGATCTATCTGATATTGCTTTTGCATATTTACCTGTTGCAAATTTAGCCATTATGTTCCTGGGTAATAAGCTTTAGGAGTAATATACGTACTAGAAGCTGACCCATCCTCCGCTAATGCTCTAGCTAATTCATCTTCGTAATATAATTTCATAGCTTGTATCATTTCTGGTCTGTATTTTTGTGCAAGATAAAAAGCTAATCCTGATATCATGCAAGGCACAAATCTAAATGGAACATCTGTTGCGTTTGTATAATCACCTACGTCTTGTATTCTTTTAATGTAATAAAAGTGCATATCTTTAGATGCGTTTGTTGAATCTGGTGTTGGATAAACATGCACTCTAACTTTGTCTATAAATCTTTCTACCCAATATTGATTAGGAGTGCCTTTAGATAATTTGTTTGAAAATGCAGCATAAGTAGATCTATCTACTTTTGTCATCGGAGAATCAGCTTGTGTAGTTTGAGTCCTATTAGATCTTAATTGTGCTTCTAAAACATCAGATATTCCATACACACCGTTTGGTGTAGACGTTGCACTTGTGCCATCATCAGAGGATCTAAAAAAATCATACTCTGCTTGTCCTTCAATCAAATCTAAATTAAGCTCATCTATTTCCCAATAGTGAATGCCTCTGTTTCCCCATTCTTGAAACAAAACATTTAAAGATCTTCTCGCTGATTTTAATTGGTAACCAGATACGTTTTGTAATCCAATA